TTTAATCTTTCTTGAGCTTTCTGAACACCTAGGGTTGCTGCTTCTGATGAAAGTTCTGCTTTAGCTAAATCATCTTTTGATAGTTTGACTTTTTTAGTAGTTCGTATAGTTGTTTGTAGTTCAATACCTAAATCTTTAAGACCTTTGACGTTTCCGTCGTATGCACGTGCTAAGCTGTCAGATACTTCTAATAAAGATTTTCCTGTGCCAGCTGCTACGTCTTGTGCTACTTTTTGGATTTCAGTAGCTTTAGTTATGTCTTTAACGCTTCTGAGAATACGTTCAAAGCTTGGTTTTAATTGGTCAGAGTTTACACCTGCTGCGTTTTCAGCTGCATCTAAATAGTCCATTACAGCTTTGGTTTGTTCGGCTGTAGCTCCTGTTAAATTGTTAATAGATTTTTCTAGTAAAGCGTCTTCTTTTTGGGCTTCAATAGCTGCGTTAACGCTTGTAACACCTATGGCAAAAGCAGCTGCTCCAGCTGCAGAGGCTAAACCTACAAAGGCTTTACCTGTGGCTTCTATTGCATTGTCTAATTTTTCACTAAAACTCTTGGCTTTTTTATTGGCATCATCAAGACCTTCAACAAAGTTTTTAACGTCAGCAAGTAAAGCTATTTTAAGACTTCTCATGTCAGCCATTATGCAGCTCTACCTTTCCATGTATCAGCAATTTTTTGATAGCCTTTAAGCCATTCAGATACAATTATAGGCTGAAAGCGTTCTAAAGCAATAAAAATAAACCAGCCACGATTACCTCGACCTTTACGTGAGCTTCTTGGTGGGAATTGTTTGTACCCAATATATGTTCCAGATTTTCTTTGACGTCTAGCGTTTTGGTCAGCACCAAATTCTGAACCAAACAATAAATCACTACCAGATGCACCACTACGTGTTACACGTGTTCTTCCACCCACAGTAAAGTTAGGGGCTTTATCTCGTTTGTTAATTTTTAATGATTTCATAACTGCGTCAGCTTGAGCAGCGTTAGGTGCATTAGCAGCGTATGAGGTTACAAATCGTGCAGCTCGTTCAGATAAATCTTCAGCTATTTTACGCATATCGTTTTGAGCTATGTCGTCCATTTTAGTTAATGTTGCTAAAAGTTGGCGTAGTTCTCTGTCATCTACTCTGACAGTTATTCGACCACCTTTTGTTTTACCTGAAATAGGATTAGCCATTATTGCGCTCTTCCAATATGTTTATAGCCGTTGCCCATATATCGGGTTCGGCGTTCAGCCAGTAATCGGGTGTTATCCCAGTTATTAAAGCTAACTCTACTGCTATTCGCCCGACGCTTCGGGCTTGGTAAAATTTGCTGTCTCAAAATCAGAAGCTGTAATAGAGACGACTTTGCTTTTCCATGTCTCAAAGTTTTCAATTTTCTTTGTGACACGTTGTTGAAGTTTGTGACCAAGAAATAAAAGAAGTGAATTACTTGGTGTGCTATCTTCCATAAGAACTTTAATAATTGACTTGTTGTTGTAAAGTTCTTTTTCTGCCATAGCAAGTTCGATAGGTCTTGTCCACTCATCAAACTTTTCACCTGTTTCTAATTCCCATGATATTTGCAATTTAAGCATTTTTAGTGCCCCTGTTCTTTGTAGTTGTTATGCAGTTAGGTCTTCGGTTGGGATACCTACAACTTGTAATGAAACTGAACAAGTTTGAGCATCTGCACCTGAAGCGCTTACTGGTGGGTATTGTGGTAATACTGTTCCAGTTAATGTTACACCAGTTTTCAAAGTCATAACGAAAGCTAGAGCTGTGTCTGGAGCTGTTTCTGTAGCTGTCCACAAATCGCCGTAAAGGCTGTTTGGTGAAGCTGCAGCATCATTTAAGAATTCGATATCTAGTGTTACGTTGCTGTCAATATACTTATAGGCTTTGCCTGCAAGTGTGTCAAAAGTTAATCTTTCTGTGTCAAAGTTCATAGCAGAAGATAAAATTTGTTCTGAATAAGTTTTGCCACCAACACTAATTGCTAATTGACGACCACTTAATACTGTTGTTGCCATGTTGTTATTACCTTTCTCAGCCTGTGTAGACTGTTGTTATTTGTATCTCAGAGCTTAATAGGTCTGTACTATTTGTGGCTCTAATTCGGGGGCTTGAAATTGATAGTATTGACCATTTGGTAGGGATTAAAGCACAAATAGCTTCTATATCATCTTCAAGATTTGTTAAATCAGAAGGGTTTGAGTAAACAGTTCCTACTACTTCTAAAGTTAATCTTACATTCCAATTTTTGTTATTACCAATAACTATTGGCTCTAAGTATGGGTCACTTGCAAGAATTAAAACACTTGGTGGAATTATGACTTCTGGTACATGGTCATAAGCTGAGTATTTAGTGTTATCTGTTATAGCTGTTTTAAGTTCGGCACGTAAAGTACTTAAAGCCATTAGTTAACCTACTTGACTGTTAGAGTCAATATATTTACTTATTAAACCTGTTACTTTGTAAAGAAGTGTGCGACCCATGCGATATGGGGCTGGTGTGTAATCAAGGGCTTGTTGTGTGCCACCTGCAGCTAATCTTGATTGAAATACGTCTACAGCAATTTGTAATACGGCTTCTTCTACTGCGTCTACGCCGTTGTATTGTGATAAATCGTTTTCTGCAGCAATTCCGTTAGGTATTACGTTATACCAATCTGTGTGAACTGGTGCACCTGTTGTTGTAATTCTAAAAATGTATGGGTCTACTATTTCTGAAATTGTTTTGTTGCCGTTTACGTGTGCTTCTACGCCAGATATGGCAACTGTTTGTCCATCATAAAATCCATGTGGTCTTGTTGTGTGAATAGTTGTTGTAGTTGTGTTTGCTGAATAATGTTTGTCAATTCCAACTTTCCATTGAATAAGAAAGTCACCAATTGCGTCTTCTGAAGTTTCAATTATTGAATCAAGTTGTGCATCTGAATAAAGAGCAACAGGAACACCAAGTACAGCTCTTAACTCACTAGCTGTTACTAATACTGGCATTTCTTGTTCCTCTCTTTAGGGGTGTGGGTGGCACAGGGGCGAACCACCCACACGTTTAGTTGATTATGGTTATGCAACCATGAATCGGTAAGCGCCAGCGCCAATTTTTGTTGCTAATGCGCCGTAGCCGTAGTAAGCAACGTCGATTTGACCGGTGTTGATTACGTTGGTGCGTAGTTGTAGACGTGGGCTTTCGTACCAAGTGTATGCATCTGGGTTGATGACAAACATTGAGTAGTCGCCTGAAGCTGCAACGTTACGTGATACGTAAAGGTTTAGTCCTGCAACGTTTCCAATTAAGGAAGTTGGTCCAACGTTTCCACCAGCATTGCTTGGTTGTGAAGCGTTGTAGATTGGACGACCTGCGTCGTTGAAGCCCATGATTGTTCCCCATGCGGTTGGAGATACAAGCAAGTTACGTGCAAATCCTAGGGAATTTGCGTAGATGTCTGCTGCACCGTCAGCAACAAAGTCTAGAAGACCTGCTGCGTCGAATGTGCGGTTTCCACCATCTGTTGATCCTGCTGCAATACCGTTTACAACAGCTAGATCAGTTGCTTTTGCGTAAGCGAATTCCATTTGGCGAACTAATTCGTCAAAGAATGCTGGTGAAGAACGATCTAACAATTCTACTGAGAATGTTTGTTGTCCTGCGTATTTTTTAACAGAAACAGAAACAAAAGATGAAGCCATATCTGTTTCAGATATTGCGTTGGCTTCTGCTGTTTCAGCAACAGTTGGTGCAGTTGTGATTTTTGGAATTTCAAATGACATTCCTGATGCAGGAAGTGTTGCACGTGAAATTGCGTCGATTGCACCGCGGTCTGCGTTTGCAACGCCGTTAATTACTTCTGCTGATTGTGGTGTTGGAATAAATGCAGCGTTGTTACCTGTGGTATCTGCTGCCATTACGTATTGACGTGAGTCTTCGTTACCTAATGCAGCTCTTACGCTGTGTTCTAAGTATGAAGCCTTTCCAACGATTGGACTTCTTGGTGCAGTAAAGATTGCTGGACGAACAATGCGTTCGGCTGCAGCAGCTTCTACTACAGGAGCTGCAACTTCAGCTGCAACTTCTTCTACTACTTCTGGAGTTACTTCGTTTGACACGATAGTTTGCTCGCTTTCTTGTGGTTGTTCTGATTCGCTTGCTGCGACGTCAGTTATTTGTGCATTTTGACCAAATGCAGGAAATGTTACATGTGATACTTCTTTTAATGTTGCTGCGTTAACAATTACTTGCTCACCTTTGGTGACATAATCGTCAATCATTGCGCCGATTGAGAAACCTGTGCGTAATCCTTCTTGGGCTTCAGCCAAAGCGTCATCACCAGCGTTTGTTCTTGCAACTCTAAATGTGCCAACTATTCCTTCATTGGTTTCTTCGTATGATTTTAATTTTCCAATTGGTCTTGTCATGTCGTGTTCTGTAAATAATTTAATTCCGTCACCAATGGTTAATGAACCTTGATTAAATACAACGTCACCCATGTTTGTGTGACCAACTTTATTAAATGGCACTATTACACCTGTTAATTCACGTTTTGATGAATTAGCTGCAATAATGTCTGTAGAAAACTTTACATAATTATTCATTTATTAAGTCTTCCTCGATTCTTGCTTCTTCAACTGTCATAACTCCCAAAGGTATTAACTTTGTGAATATTTCAGCTCTTTCTAGCGCACTTGGCGCATAGAATTCTGATAAATCAAATTTGACGTAAGATCCGCGTGGGGTTATGTCAATATCTGATAGTCGTGATGTTATTGCTGTCATTAAAGGCTTAAGTGAGAAATCTACAAGTGCTCGGCGTTCTTGAATTGTGTTTGAGTAGGTCATGCTGCCGCCTGCGTTTGCACCAAGATACCATTCAGGTAAATTACAAGCCCTAGCAATTTCTGAAGCCATGTATTGTCGGCTTTGATTTAAAGTCATTTGTTCTGGACTAAAACCAATTGCTTGAAAGTCAATTGTGTCGTTTACAAAAGCTGTGCCGCGTGTGTTGCGTGCTTCTTTCCATGAATTTAATAGGGCTGTAACTCTTTCTGCTGGCATTGGCAAGTTTGATTTCAACACAACGTTAGGTGTTGGTTCATCTGCAAATCTTTTAACTGCTTTTTCTAATGCCAACGCAGTAAGAATAGTTGTTCCTGCGCGATTTAATAATCCTTCGTCATAACCTGTAAATGGTATTAGTGAGCCTAATCCTGCGTTTGGTACTCGGCTTCCGTCAACA